GTAGTTGTACATGAGTACTGGGGTAACTATGATGTAGATGAAGATGGTGTAGCTGAACCTATTGTATGTGCTTGGGTAAATGACACTATTATACGGTTGCAGGATAATCCATATCCTGATGGTAAACCTCCATTCATTGTAGTACCCTTTAATGCTGTACCGTTCCATATATTTGGTGAAGCTAATGCTGAGCTGATTGGTGATAACCAGAAGATCAAAACTGCTATTATGCGTGGTTTGATTGATAATATGGCACAGAGTAACAATGGTCAGGTAGGTGTAAGGAAAGGTGCACTAGATCCAGTGAACAGGAAGAAGTACTTGTCAGGTAAGAGCTTTGAGTACAATGGTACTAGAGACGATTTCTGGCAAGGTAGTTTTAACCCGTTACCTAGTTCAGCATTTGATATGCTTGGGCTGATGAACAATGAGATTGAAAGTTTGACTGGGGTTAAGAGCTTTAGTGGTGGGATTAATGGTGCTAGTCTAGGTCAGACAGCTACAGGTGCTAGAGGTGCAATGGATGCTACCTCAGTACGTAGAATGAATATTGTGAGGAATATTTCTGAAAATTTAGTTAAGCCTCTACTGAGGAAGTGGATGGTATACAATGCTGAGTTCTTGGAAGATGAAGAAGTAGTTAGAATTACTAATGAAGAGTTTGTACCTGTTCGTAGAGATGACCTAGATGGTAGTATAGATATCGATTTGTCTATTAGTACTGCAGAAGATGATGCAGCTAAAGTACAGCAGTTGAGTTTTCTGTTACAGACACTGGGTGTTGGACTAGATCCTGTTATTACTAAAGAGCTGATGGCACAGATTCTAGAACTGAGTAGATTGCCTGATCAAGCTGCTAACTTAAGGAAATATGAACCTCAACAGGATCCATTGGACCAACAAATGAAGCAGTTGGCTATGGATAAGATGAAAGCTGAGATAGAACTGATGAAAGCTGATGTTATGGATAGAATAGCTAGAGCGCAGGAGAATGAAATCGATGCTCAATTGAAACAACAGAAAGTACAAGTAGAAGCAGCTAAGGCTAGAAACTTGAATAGTACTGCTGATTTGTCAGACCTAGAATTTTTAGAGAGGGATAGTGGTACTAGTGCTAGAGAAAGAATGCAAGAGTTACAAGCTAAGCATGATCATGAAATGAGAAAATTACAAGCTGAGTACTTAGCAGAGTTTGATAAAAAGACGTTTGGTATTGTAGCTGACCACGAGGTAGCTAGATTGAAACGTAAGTAAGAATATGTGGCGGAAGGTATCAGATACAGTTATACATACAAGACCAGATGCCACAGTTAATTAAGTAAGGAGTAGGACATGGGTGAAGAAGAAGAAGAAGAAGAAGTAGAAATGGGTTTAGCACAGAAAGCAGCGGCTGGTGGTGCTGGTGGTATAGGCCAGCAAATGCCTACGGTGGAAGAACTAGCCCAGTTATTGATGCAGGGTATTACCCCTGAAGAACTAGCTGCAGCAGGTGTACCTACACAGTTGATCCAGCAAGCTATTGCAATGGCTCAACAGATGGCACAGGCTCCACAACAACAAGCTGCACCTACACAAGGATTAGCCGGTAAAGCTGCTATGGGGATGTAATTATGAACATTGTTGGATTACAACCTATTACAAGACACGCTGCTACGTCAGGTAACTATGTAGTGCCTAACTCTATAGTACCTGTACAACCAAAACTGTCGTTTGAAGAGGCACAGATGGATGCACAAAGAGGTGCATTGAAACATCAAGAGGATGTTAGGTTCAATAATGAGTGGAATAGTTACCCAGAACAAAAAGTAAGTGCTATGGTACCGCAGGTTATACGTGTGGTTCCTCCTAATGTAGGTATATTTGGTAATGCAAACAACTGGGACTTAGATGGTGGTAATGCTAATATCTACGCCTCACCTAGTAAGGTTGTCTCACCCAGTAAAGTATCAGCCTCTAATGAGGATGTAATGGAAAATCAGCGTATGTTGAATAGGCAACTAGGTACTAATCTCAAAGTAGATGGTATCGATGGACCTAAGACACAGAAAGCTATGGGTATGTGGACTGCTAGACAGGAAGCTTATATTCGCAGAGTTGGTGCAGAAGAGATGGCTTCTAGTCCGGTACAAGCACCAGCTGCTCAACCACAACCACAACCACAAGCTACACAAGGTGGTTGGGGTTATAATCAAGAAGCTACTGATAGGATGCACCAACAGTGGTTGAATAATGAACTACCAGAAGGTGCTGTACCTACTGCTGTGTACGATGGTCCACCTGAAGGATTGGCTGCTAAAGTAGCTGGATGGTTTAAGTAATAAGGTAGGATATGTAATATGGCATTAATTGATAACTTTATGTTCACTCCTGAAAAAAGGGTTATGTCAAATAATAGTATTAAGGAAGAACAAGGTAATAATCCAGATGCTAAGTTAAATACCTTGTCAGACGCTAGTATGAATGTTGGTGCAAATCTCAGATATAACAGTAATAGACTTGATAGTAATAGAAGTACTGAAGGACTTTCCGCATTTTTAGAGGGAGGGGTTACAGGACTTGCTAATGGGAATGTTGAGTCATTTAATCCTTTTGATAAAGTATTTCCAGAATCTAGAAAAGTAGTAGCTGGAATATCTTTACCTATAGGTAGAAGTAATGTAGAAGTATCTAGTGGTATTAGGGAATTACCTGCTTATGGTGAGTCAACTAGTAACAGCAATATTACATATAATGGCAGGGATGGTGATTATGTTGGAGGTTATGCTGATGGTAAAGGATATAAAGGGATTTACGGAGGTTTACCTATAGGTACTAATTCATCAATTAATGGTAGCGTCAACGCAGATGGTAATAACAACATTATTAGTACTTTACTACAATTTACACATAATTACTAGGGGTTAGGTATGGAAGAAGGTTTAGCTAGTAAAGCTGCTTCTGAAGCTGGTGTACAGATGTACGGTTCAGGTGAAGGGCAGAGTGTTACACATAGTTATGGTGGTACTATAAAAAAGGATAAGAAAATGGCTTGCAAGAAAAAACCTAAGGGTAAGTAAATGAGCATACCTAATGAAGTAGATGCTTACAATACAATACTCGGTAATGGTAAGTACGGAAGTACTGATAGACCTATTACACAGATGACTATGGGTGAACTATATGATTTTGGTAGGAATACCCTCATACCTAATACTAGGGATAACGAGCAACTAGGTTTGAAAGGTACTGGTAAGGGTAGTAGTGCTGTAGGTGCTTACCAGATTGTCGGTGATACTATGCAGGACGTAGGTAGTAAGTTGTATGGTGAGAGCTGGCGTAATACTCAGTTTAGTCCTGAAGTGCAAGATAGTATGGCTAAGGTGATCTACGACAGAGCAGATAAAACTAACCTACACAAAGTATGGACTAGCTTACCTCAGGGTGATTATAGCAATTCGTCATTTGATGATATGAGAGGCATTATTCAGAAAGGTGAAAGTGGTGGCACTGGGTACTATACGCCATCTACTAGGAATCGATCTGATAATGTGGTTCAGACTACTTCTGTGGATAAACCTACTTCGGCGTTACTACCGGTTGATATAAGTGCTGCTATGGCTTCATATGCAAACGAACAGGCTAGGATTGTTGCAAGTAGAGCTGAATTAGAAGGGCAGAGAAGTGCGTTGTACCCTAAAGATGATGGACTGTTTAAGTTTGATATGCCTAAATCTATTGATGTAAGTAAGTTGATAACTCATATAGGTAAGGATAGTAAACCATTAGGTGTTGGAGCTAAACCAGTGAAGAGGATGTCATTTACATAATTAGGTGTTGACATAGATATGTATATGTGTATAATCCAGTAGTATGCGATATTGCATGTAACTACTAACTAGGAAAGGAACTCATAATGAGCAATCTAACCCCGGACGAAATGAAACTGTTTGAAGCAGAAAACAACTATTGGGCTGAACTAGCTAATGCGCTAGAAGAGCTAGAAAAGAATCCACACTTTAAGAAACTGATTCTTGAAGGGTACTTTAAGGACTTTGCAGTTAATCAGACAAGCATGCTAGCTACTGATTATGTACGTAAGTCTGGAGGTCGACCTGAGATTATGGAACGCTTAATTGCGATTTCTAATTTGCAGGATTGGTTTGCTACAGTGAAGCAACTCACTACTTCGTTCACAGAAGAACAAAACGAAGAGTAAGGAGTAGGTTATGGATATGTGGGATATGAATGATGCGGAATTGGAAGAAGCCTTTCGCGCTGCCAAAGCAGCTGTGGGTGATGAACTATCTGCTAATAATGAATTAGATAATGCTCATAGTGAGCATAACTATGATGATCAGGACAACCTCGAAGAAGGCTCCGATCATGATGGTGCAGAAGGTGATGTGGATGATGCAGACGCTGAAGAATCTACAGATGCAGAGGGTGAGCTTGACGGAGACACCGCTGTAGATGTAGATCAACCAGAGGCTAATGTAGAACCTACGGAAGCGGAAGCACAACCAACGCAGGTACAGAAGTACAAGTACAAAGCAAATGGTAAGGAGTACGAGTTTACTGCTGATGAGATTATGAAAAGGTTCCCGCAA